GTTGTGTGTTGTAGCGTTTATACATGCACTGATCCCATTCATATTAACCAAAACAGTATCTCAACAAGTTGATAAATTAAGAGAACAAATGAAGGCCCGTGGGCTATGAACATAGATGCTAAATTCTTTGGTGCAATATTATTCTTGGTTGCTCAAACAAGTGGGGCTATCTGGTGGGCTTCATCACTTTCTGCTGAAGTTGAGAGGTTGGCTGGAATCCAAGAACGGGCTATTCCAGCACTTCAAGCAGAAGCCGTTAAATGCGGCTTGGCAATCCATGCAAATGATGAGGCCATCAAAGAACTCCAAGAACACGACCAAGCCATCAGTGGATTAGATGTTCTTAACTTTAAGGTTGATGAACTCAGGAAAGAAATCGTAAATCTAAGAATAGTTGACCAAGACATTATGACCCAGCACGAGAAGATATTTGAGTGGATGGCTAATTCAGATCGCAGTAGCGGCTCTAACCCCTATGGCAGTAGTTATGATTAAGAATATATCCCTACTAATATGCTTGGTTATTCTAACTGGGTGTGCCGCCCTCAAAAATATGCCACAGAAAATGGCCACTACGGCGGCGGCAACTACAATTGGGGCCATGACTGCCGGGATTCCCGGTGCTGTCGTAGCCTCTGCGCTGGGAGACGCTACTGGTGATATAATATTCTCTGAAGAACTTGAGAAAACAGCCAAAACTGTGGAGGTAATAAAAAAAGTCGATTCTGCGTGGAGCCTGTTGGCAAGACTGGGTGAAGTTGCAGGTTGGATAATAGGAGCAGTACTGCTAATCCCACTAATCTTGGGGTATTTAATCCCATCTCCACATAAGAAGAAGGAATGACCAAGTGCGCTCACGACATCATACGAGTTGAATGGATCGACGCGGATGAAAAGGCGGGTTGGGAGCAATATGAAAAGAAACCCGCTAGGGTCATTTACACAATAGGCTACTTAATAGAAAAACCAAAAAAGAAAGGAGAGTTCCTAGTATTAGCAAACTCTCATTTACCCGACGAAGACGAATGGTCGGGCCTATCCAGAATTCCCAAGGGAATGATATTGAGGATGGAAACCCTGTTAACAGCCGCCCCTTGCGGCCACACCTTAATGGATGACAACACACCTAATAATTCCAGACGCTCACGCGCACTACCAGTACGACAACCAGAGATTTGAGTGGTTAGGGGATTTTATCCTCGACCGTAAACCAGAGGTGATCGTTCATCTTGGTGATTTTGCTGATATGCCAGCACTTAGTAAGCATGGCGAAGGACTATCATTCGAGGGTCGCAGGTTAAAGGAAGATGTTGAAGTTACCCATGATGCGCTTAAACGTATGTGGGGTCCAGTTAATAAGTACAACGCAAGGCGTCGGAAGAACAAGGACAAGCAGTACCGCCCAAGAAAAGTTATCACCTTGGGTAATCACGAGGATCGCATCAATAGACATTGCGAAGAGCATCCAGCCCTTTCTGAGTGGCTGGACATATCAATACTGAATTATGAGAATTATTTTGATGAAATACACCCCTACCGCGTTCCCGTAACAATAGACCAGATCAGTTACTCTCACTTTTTTGCAACGGGAGTCAGCGGACGGCCTATTTCTGGGGAAAATATCGGAAGGGCTTTATGCGGCAAACTCCATGCAAGTTGCGTACAAGGCCATTCCCATGTTTTCGATCACGCCGAGCGCGTAACAGCAACTGGCCAGAGAATCTTCGGACTCTCAGCCGGGTGTTACGTTCATCCAGATTATGTTGAAGATTGGTGCCGAGGCACCGTCCAGTACTGGTGGCGTGGAATAGTAATTCTCCATGATATTGATGGAGAGGGATACTACGACCGTATGGAACATATCACCATGAGGTGGTTGGAGAGAGAGTATGGATAACGAATACTTTGAAAACTCTTACCGATTACAAGGAGATACTCCAGTGCGTTCATATCAAGTTCCCACTTTTGGTGCCATGCCTACACACCAGTTCCAAAAAGAAATTCTTGGAGCAAAAACATTAAAGGCAAAATTAGCAGTATGTTTCAAGAAGTTGTCAGAAAGCGGTGCGTTTAGCGACGCAAGCGAAGAAGTTTGGGAACTAAAGAGTGATGTAATGAAATCTTTACCAGAGGGATTACAAAATGGAAGAGAAGAAGGGGCGAGGGCCGGGTAGGCCATTCGTTAAAAACGATCCCCGTATAAATCGCGCAGGAAGACGAGTAGGTTCTCGCAACAAGTTCAGTAATTCGTTTATAGAAGCAATGCTGGATGATTTTGAAGCGAATAAAACCGACATCATAGAAAAGGTAAGAGTGGAAGACCCATCAACTTACATCCGTGTTTGTACTGCCTTGTTACCCGCTCGGTCTGAGCAGGAAATTGAGGTGGTTGACAACAGTGGTTCTGAACATACATCTGAAATAGATTGGGCTATCATCACTGGGGGTTTAGATGCCAATACGGAAAGTAAAGGGCGGCTACAAGTGGGGGAACCGGGGGAAAAAATACCCAACAAGAGCAGGAGCGGAAAAACAGGCTAAAGCGGCCTACGCTTCTGGTTACAAGGGAGCCAAGACAAGGACAAAATGACATGCCTAAAGTAGGAAAAAAAGCATTCCCATATACAGCAAAGGGAAAGAAGTCTGCCCAACAGTACGCCAAAACTACAGGTAAAAAAGTACAGAAGACAAAGAAAGCGTCTAAGCGGGGCTATTAAAAAAGTGCCCCGCATGGCGCGGGGCTAATTAGGAGGATGGTCCCCGATTTAGCCCTCGGAGGCGGGGCTGATATGTTCTTCTATGTCTTCCCTTACGTCCTGTGATATAAGGTCTTCATTATAACAACCTATATAGCATTCGGGATATTTTTCATATACATCCTTGAAACATTTTAAGGTTCCACCAACTGGAATAAGTTTCTTGCCGCCTTCGAACTTCTTTACATATCCTGTTGGTAGTATGTACTTGTTGTTACATAACGGCGGATATTCCGTGACGTAATGGTAAGACTCCTCAATAAGAAACAGGTAAACACTTCCATATTCATGGCATTTGCGCCTTAGATGCGCGATTGTGTTTCCTATTTGTTGGCGCGGCTTACTAACCTCACCACGGAATGTCATCGTCTTCTTCCGAAGTTGCGACGGGTTCCGCTTGTTGTTGTAGTGGTTTCTTTGGGTTGATGGAAAGTTTAAGACGCTTGCCACCTGTCTTTGTTTCATTCACCCATATCGATAGCCATACCTCCACCTGTCCATCCCCGACTCCAAGTTCGTGAAGGTCTATAAGTCCATCACCCCGCCAACTCGGATCAGTATCCTTCGACTTGCGATCATTCTTCAGCAATGATCCTGTGTTAGGTTTATGCACAAAAACATTATCCATAACTTTCTCCCTCGTGTATTAAGTCAAACGTGATCTCTTTAGAGTACCGTCTTCTCTTTCTAAGTGGCGGTGGCTCCTCATCATTTATAACATACCCCCAGAATTCTTCTAGCATAGGCCATAACCAATCCCAATACTTTATATCTAAAGGAACTAGCCAGACCTTCTGAAGACTTGGGGTCCAACTTTGGAAGTAGCATGTTCTACGTTCGGCACACATAAGTTGGCCCTGTATCTGTGCCATGTGTTGAGGACTGATGGTTTCATATGGTGAATCTTTGCGACACTTAGTCTCCAACAGAGAATCTCCAGAAATGTTCCCGTCAGGACTAGCACCCAGCCAATCGAAGCGGCTATGAACATACATACCGACAGGCTGTACAAGTAGACCAGAGATAACTTCGAATGAATGTCTAGCATTTCCTTCGTTTTCTGAACCGAATAACATCGGTCCAGTAACTTCCTTCTTAGCGTCTCCCTTGAGGTTTCTCCATAACTGCGCTCGTGAATCATACGATCCCTCCAAGCCAGCCGCGCTGGCAAAGTTAGATGCAGTCAGCCGACCCTTCCTTTCTTCAAACCATTCCGGGGTGCCCTGACGAACATCAATGAGCATTGGCTATTTCTTTTAACTTTGCCTTATCTGATGAAGTGATCAGGGCGCGGGTTTCTTCCGGTAAACTCTTATAAGCAACTGAAAGAAACTCCATGCCGTTTTCCGCTTCCTTGGCTAAAGTTTTAAGCAACTTCGGGTCTGACTTCTTGGCGGGTGGCTTTGATTCCTTCTGGTTAGCGGCATCAACATCTGGACTAGCGGCCAAACATGCTATTGCTTCTGCGGCATATCTTCGGAAGTAAGTGAATGCGGCACCGGAAGATTGAAAAGTGTTCATGCCCTTCAACCCTTCTTCCTTTACAGAGTATGCGCCCTTGATCCATTGGCCAGATGCGCCATGCATTACGATGGATACTATCCCAACATAACCAAATGCAGGGGTGAATGGGTGCTGAAGAAGAGCAAGGCCATGCTTGCTGAAAGATTTTCGAATCCTTGGAAGAACTTCATCAAGCGGTGCGTACTTATAGCCATACCCCGTTGCTGTTTTGGGCGGGTCTTCGGCATCTTTCATGGCTTCGGACAAAGCCAGTGCGATTTGATCTATGGCGGGGCTTAACTGGATACCATCTATCTGTATCTCTGGCTCCTCTCCATAACTGACGTCCGTTGGATCAGGTAGTCTCATCATCGGTTTCCTCGAAATTATGACAGAACGGTTCATGTTTGCCCTCGAATAGGGGCTTGGCTACTTTGGAGAACTTTAACTTTTTATCTCCGACTTTGACCTCTACTTCGTCATCATCTTGTGGAAAGTAGTCGCTTGGTCTGTGATGCTTTGTGCGATCACGGTGTGTGGTTGCCTTATTAAACGTCGGGGCATGTTTTGCTACTGGATTATCTTTAGACATTTCCCCTCCTTTGATTTGCCTGTATGGTTCTCCATACCTCTATAACCAGTTCATTAGTTTTTCTCTGGTTCTCAAAAGTTTCGGAATCCGATACTGAATCTTCGTAATCCTCTACATGCTCTATCCACTCTTTGGTGGTAACTGAGCGCGCGTCACGTTCCCCTACTGTACCCACTGCATTCAAAAAACCAATTGCCTTTATGGTTTTCTCCTTTCTTTCTAATGCCTTGACCTTTGCTCTGGCCTTGGCCGCAGGTACGTCGCTCTCAAGCATAAAATGTAGCGACTCTTCCATCCTTCTATTGTCTGTCCAGTCCATCTAACTCCCTCGCGTATACTATATCATTGATAATTCCGCACAGGTTTTCTTCCTCTACGGTCATTGGACCTGTTAATCCCACATATCTTCTCAACATGTCGTGAATAGGTTCGGTAAGTAACTCAGCATTCTCCAGCAGGATCATTGTTATTGCGGCTTTGCGAAGAATGTTTTCGGGATTTGCCCGCTTATGGATGATCTCAGGCTTTTTTCCAATTGTCTCATCAGCCATATCTGTTGATCCTCTTTGAATTTGTGGAAGTGGTCGTGGAACAAGGCGTGGCATGTTACATGTAAGGGTATGGCGAATGTATCGTTCGATTTTCCGCCCATCTTTCCAAGATTCAATCCGGGTATACCGATAGCGTGGTGCCAGATCAGTTGATCGTTGGAATGTCCGGGCCTTTGGCATGACTGGCATACGTTTTCGTCTGATACTAACCACTCTAAATACCCTTTTGACTTAAAGGTTGTAGGCTTGGGTATCATGGGTGTATTATATGTCGAAATCATACCTCAATGGCAGTTTTATTGAAAAAGATAAATCCCCCGCCAGAGGATTCATTTGCGCTCAAAGGTCGGCAAAGGTGAATATCATAACCTTCTGGTGGGGGAGATTGAGGGGTCAGCGACACCGAGTGGCAGGGGCATCACCTACCTGAGCCTTGATCGCAAAAGCGTGATTTGAAATCCTGTATAGATTCCCCCCCGCTTGCAGGTCCGTGCCAATGAATGCACCACGATATACGAGGATCGTGTCTGGGTTTGGCCCCAGAGGGTATGAACCGAGTAAGTCCCCTATGGGGCACGGGTAAGGGGGGGCTATGCCTATGATTAAATCCTTATATTTTGATAAAGAAATGATCTTGATCGCTAGGGGTCTTGCGGAGGATTTGGGATCATTAAAAAACTCGATCACAAAAGGGGCTGGAAATATTGCCGGGTACTTGGGTGAATTGGCGGTGGCTCGTGAACTGGGTATTTCGAGAAGGGATACCTTTGATTACGACATGTTGTATAAAGATAAAAGATTGGAAGTAAAGACGAAGCGGCGGACAGTTAAGCCGTTGCCTCATTATGATGTTTCGGTTGCTCAAACAAGTGGTCATCAGATGCCTTGGGGTTTCGTATTTGTAAGCCTAGAATTTAGAAAATACAACAAGGAATCTAAAACTTATCATGGTCTTGAAAATGTGTGGTTGGTGGGGTGTAAGCAATTCGACGAGTTTTGGAGCAAGGCAATACTGTATGAGAAAGGAGATATAGATTCTCGTAATAATTTTAAGACGTTGCAGACTATGTACAATATGCCAATCCATGATTTAGATGATATAGGAGATATAAATGGAACTTGTTAATGCTCCAACACCTCAACAGGACGAGGAGTGGTTGGTTGGCCAATTTGAAATCTGGTGGGTGCGGTATCCATTCAAGCAGAAGAAGAAAACTGCTCAGGAAGAATGGATAAAAATCTTCACTAGGAGTCCGGGTATCCCAAGAGAGGGATGGTCCGAATATTCCAACATGTTGACAAAAGCACTAGAGGATCAATTATACTATCGTAAGAAGATGGATCAAATCTATCCGAATCCACAGGATAAGAAGAATGCCAATGTTTTTGTACCTCGTCTGCCGATGCCGTCATCTTGGCTCCATCAGGGCCGATGGATGGATGACGTGCCAAATATCGAGGACAGGACTATCAGTAGTGGTCACGTTAGCCGATGTGCCGATTGCGATAATGAATCATTCATCACTGTTGGCGATACTCCGTTATGTGCTTGGCATTGGACAAAGCGGTACGACAGGAAAGGTCTTGTCAGGTTGGCTGAATCCCTCAAGGATATGGGGTTGGGTCCAAAGAAGGGCGAGAACACTGCGACTTGGGGGGCCAGATGTCGATCTCATCTAACGAAACTAAAACTGGCCAAAGACCTGCATCTGGCGTAACCAAAGCAGAGTCCCTTGGATATCGAAAACCTAAATATATAGAAAGGAAAAAGCCGACACAGTTCAATAGTAAACGAGAGAAATGGCAGTACATGCAGGATCATGGGCTGTCGGAGATATACCAACTCGTCAAAGATATATTTGGCGATATCGGTGAACCTGAGATATTCATTGCCCCGGTCGAGTGATCGGGGTTTTTTTATATGAGCGCGCTTGAAGAAGAATTGGCATTGCAGATAAAAGCAGAGGGTCTGATTGAACCCAAGCGCGAATACCGATTCCATCCTGTCAGGAAGTGGAGGTTTGACTTCTATTGGCCAGATGTTATGTGCCAGCAGGGATGGTTTGGTGGTGTTGCATGTGAGGTCGAGGGTGGAACCTACATTGGAGGGCGGCACACAAGAGGTGCTTCCTTTGAAAAAGATGCTGAAAAATACAACGAGGCGGCGTTGATGGGCATTCTGGTTCTGCGTGTCACTGGCAAGCAAGTCAAAAACGGACTTGCTATTGAATGGCTAGGGAGAGCGTTATGCCTGAAGGGTTTCCGTCAGCCTACACAGCAGTTGGATGGGCCTATCGAAGAGTAAATACCCCGATAATTACTAAACCGTCCATCTTCTATATGGGAGCAAAAACGAGGATGGATTTTAATCCCACACTAACACCGTGGGACAAGGTGGCCGAGGCCGCTTTTATTCTCAAGAACTTGGAAAGAGTCTGCAAGCCTATGGAATTGCTGGCCGTGAGGCTGTATTTCTGTGGTGATGAGGGGTCTATGACCACGGCTTTGGCTACATATCTTAGCCGCAGAATCCACAAGGATCGGTGGTTCGTCAGGGACGCCTTGCTTCAGTGGTCTACTGGACGACCCCAACATACGACCCGATGGTGGGCTAAAAGGTACAATATTGGTCAGGCCACAGTGGTCAGATGGTCTAAGAAAATCAGGGGGGAGGTGGATATAGCCTTCAAGAATGGCTTGAACAAAGCCGAGGAAGCCCTTGAAGAATCAGGACATATCGTCAGATTGTGAGCGGTTCAGGGGCATACCCCAAATGGTATAATAGAAACATGGGGAAGAGTGTTTTATAAAACTTGTTCTAAGAAAGTCCCCATTTCGTTTTTGCAATTTATTTTTATCCTATTCTCTCAACATGTTGGCATGAACCCAGATTAAAAAAAGGGAGGGCTTTCGCCCCCCCCCCGCTTTCTTATAAACCGCGCGCGGCGGCTTCAAAATCGGCTAGGTTGAATTCCTCTCCTCTGGTTCTAAAGAAACCATTATAGTGAGGATGGGTTTCCATAAACTTACGGCTATACCATCGCGACCATTTGTTAGACAATTTGAACTGACCGCCTTCGTCTATCTCCGTTTCCCATCTTAACCTATGGAATACGGCCCTAGCGGAGTAGTGTTTTTTGCCTGACGAGATCGTCTCGAACGTGAATTTTTCGAATCGTTCCCAGATTTCTGGATGCTCCAGATCGAACTCATCGAATTTCCGTTTGCTAATTTCAGTCATAAATATTTCCTCAGTCAAAAACGTGAGTGACGGGGATAATCGGCAACATGCGAGGTATCTGCCGTGACGTTGCTAATCTAACGACGCCCCGTCTCGCCGTGCTTTTGCTCACGGCAGTTCGGTTAATGACGCAGAATGTAGTGCCTCGTACCCACCCACCTCAAAAGAGGTGAAGTACGAACAGCCACTCATTCCCAAGGCTAGAACAAGCAAAATTACTTTCATCTGATTCTCTCCCTGTAGTTTTCGTGGAGTCCGGTGCGCTTCCATCTGTCTCTCGCTGTTTTGCCGGGTCTTGAAACCCCGGTTTTCTCAAAACATGTTGAGTGCCAAGTTGGTAGCGACCCCATAGACGAGCGTTGTGCCTGTGTCATGTGGTACTTGAGCGTACCCGGCAGATCGCCACGATCATTTGGTTTGGTCTGCTTTCTCATCTGAGTTCCTCTTGGATGAACTTTCTGGCAACTTCTTGAATAACCAGTTGCCTGATCCAAGCCGACAGGTTCTGACCATTGCGGGTGGCGCATGTTTCCGCCTCTGTCCGCAGGTCTGGATCGAGAACTGTCGTTGTTCGGACCCTGTTTGTGGTATCGGACCATCGATCAGCCCGGTCGTTTAGGTGCGTAACGTAGTCTTTCATGTCCATTACGTTATATTACCACCTTAGCCTTGTATAGTGGTGCTTTACCTTTCCAATTAGCCTCGACCATCGAGGCCATGAGAAGTTCCTTCAAGGCTTTTTCATAACCATGACCGACACCTGAGTACTTGCCGATGGTTGGGCCATCGTGCCAACCCTCGTGGTCGGACATCCAGTTATGAATTTGTTCCCAATCTGGTATGCCCGGTTTCTGCTTTCGAGGCATACCGTGGGGATTCATACGATCATCTTTCTTGCCCTTCTTGAAGGGATTGATGATGTTCTTAGGTTTGTTGGGGCCAAAAGCACCGCCTTTCAGCGATTCAGGCATTTGGTGCTTTGACTTGGTGGCCTTAGTGTTGACCTCTGAAACAGGAAGTTTATTTTCCTGAGTTGGAGGATTGGCAAGTTGTATTTTGCGGAATATGATTACCATTGAACTTTTGGTTGGAACCTTTGTTCCTGTATTCTGCAAGATGTCGTATACATCAACCCTGCCCTGCTTTCTGGCTCGATAACTAACCGATCTATAATTACGCGCCCATTGAGTTGCATGGGCATTAGAAGGGAAGGTTATTATGGTTTCGCCTCTGTCGATTGCCATATTGGCAAGATCGACACATTGACGCATTAGTTCCGTCATGTCGCTCATCAAATAATACCTCGTGTGTTAAAGGTGAACTTAGATCATACCACAGGTACAGGGTAATACATACCCCGCTTACTCAGCCGCCATTCTCACTATCAC